CAAGAGAGTGGCGGCAGTTCCGGGACAGGATCATTGTGCGGGATGCGGGGTGTGATTTGGGATGTTCCGACCACGAGATCACGGATTGGGTGATACAAAACGGCAAACCCATTCGGCCGCGCATTATTATCCACCATCTGAATCCGCTGATGAAAGAGGACGTGCTTCAGCACTCGGACGCACTGCTGGACCCGGAAAACGTGATCTGCGTGAGTGATCGGACCCACAAGGCCATCCACTATGGAGATGATACGATCCTAAAGCCTGCATTTGCCGAAAGACGACCGGGCGACACCTGCCCATGGAAAAAGTCAATTATTGTGTAAAGTTTTCTCCCAGCGGTGAAAGATCTCTTCAAAGAGATACTGACCGAGAACCATTTCGCCTATGGGACCGCACTTGTTTTTATAGTCTGAGAGAAGTCTGGCGAACTCTGGGTCAGAAAGAGGACGATCGCGGTTGAACGAGCGCAACTGCTCGTAGTCGGCAAAATAGGACTGAAGTTCTTCGTCGGATTTTTCGGTGAAGGGATTCATAATGCGCTCCTTATAAACATATCCGAATGTGAGCGGATTGACTGAAGTTTGATGGCGTAATTATATCAGAAAACTTACTTTATATCAAGAAATAAAATGGATAAAGACGAGAAATACGTACAGAAATAAAAGGACGATTGAAAAATGTCGCGAAAAAGTTCTGTATATCCAAAATCTGAGTAAAGCAGGAGGAGAAACAAAATGACCAACGAAGCTATGATGAACCGCGCAAAGCAGCTGGTGGTGGACTATTTTAACGCTCATGTGGACGTGACCGACGGCAAAAAGCTGACGCTGGAGGATGTGTTCATCGTGTGGTTCAGTAAGACGCTGCAGAACTGGAAGGCGCTGGTGAGCACCCCCGTATCTGATGGGATGTACTACGAGATCACCCACAACGGTGACAATGGCGAGACCTATCTGGACGTCTACAAGAAGTGGGACAACCAGTGCATTGCGGACTGAGGTGATGAGAAATGGACAGTATCCTGACCTCGGTAAAGAAGCTCCTCGGGCTGACCGAGGAGTATACGGCGTTTGATGCGGACCTTATCATGCACATCAACAGTGTGCTGATGATCCTGCGGCAAATGGGTGTTGGGCCAAAAGAAGGCTTTAACATCAGCGATGCGACGGCAACATGGAGCGAGTTTTGCCAAAACAGGGCGGACATCGAAGCTGTAAAGAGCTATACGGCGCTGAAGGTGAAGATGCTGTTTGACCCGCCGCAGAGTTCCAGCACGATGGAAGCAACGAAAAACCTTATCAGTGAACTGGAATGGCGGCTGTATGCAGAGTACGACAAGGAGGACGAGAAATGCGCAGACTGATTTTTGCTGTGACGGGGCAGCAGCTTGCCAAACACGGCGACTTTGCGGGTATTACGGCTGGAAGCAAGGGCTATCTGCGCTGCCGCTTTGAGCTGAGTGATCCGGAGTGGCTCGCCGCCAAGAAAATTGCTGTGTTCAACGACGAACATGCAGTGCCTGTGGGCGCAGAAGGCGAGTGTAATGTGCCGGACGAGGTGACTGACGGAAAAAGCTTTAAGGTGTACCTTGCGGGCCAGAACGGCAAAGCCCGAATGGTGACAAGCAAGGTACTGATCGAGCAGGTGAAGTGACATGATAGATTTGGACAAGCAGTTTGCCGAGCTGGCGGATACGAGTGCTGAGGACAGCACCTGCGACTTTGTGATCGACGAAGACCTGCGCATAATTGCCATTCCGGAGCGGGGTGTGGTGCTGGGCGTTGAGGGAG